TAACATTATTTAAACCCGCTGCTATAATTGCTGCACCTGTTAAGAACCCTGCTGTACCACCTTGTGCGAATGCCTTGTTAGCACCTACATAAGTATCTATAGTTGCAGACGCTACCGCTAAAGCTTTGTTATCACCTGCTAACTGTCCTAAAGATCCTGCTAATTGCGACATAGCTTGTAGCTGTTCATCTTGTTGTGCTTCTTTTAAATCTGTTTCTGCCTTTGCATTGTCTGTTCTTATCTTTGAATATTTTTTTTCTATATCTGTTTTTTGTTTCTGTATATCTTCTTCTAATTGTGTAGTGTCTTGCCCGTTTTGTCTTGCTTTTTCTAATATTTCTGCGTACTTTCTATCTATCATTTCTAATTCTCTTGCTTCTTCGTCTAATTGCGTTAAAGCAAATTCATCTTCTAAGGCTTTTATAGCGTTTAAATTCTCCTTCTTCTTATCTAATTTAATTTGTTCGTCTTCTTCTTCTTTTAATTTCTTTTCATCTGCTAATTCTTTTTCTAAAGCGTCAAACTTTAAATTTATTTGGTGTATTGTGTTTTCTCGTATCTCTTTGTTTCTTATTTCTTCTGCATCTCTTAGTGCGTTTTCTCTATCTATTTCTATTTTCTTTTGTTCTCTTAGATCTTCGTTTTCAATTAGTAATAATGTTACTTCTTGTTCTAAACTTAATAAAGCTGCTGCGTCTGCTTTTCTTTGTTGCCTTCTTTGACTAGATCTACTTCTTCTTCTTTGGTTTTCAGCTTCTTCTTCTTGTGCTAACCTCTTTTGTTCTGCTATAGTATCTGATAAACTATTAACGTAATTGTATTGTGTAGTTATTTGTTCTTCTACGGCTCGTATAGAATTATTCACAGAATCTATACCCGCTTGATTAGCAGCTAACCATTCTTTATTGTCTCCATGTTCTTTCACTAATTCTAAATTACGCCCTTGCATAGCTACTAGCTTTGCTAATCTCGCTTCTTGATCTGATAAAGTTTTATTAGCTTTAACTAAGTTTTTATCTTGTTCTGTTTCTGCGTCGTTTAAATCTTTTTGATATTGTAACTTTTCACGTAAACCTTCTGCAGACTTCATATGTGCGTTCATGTTATCCTCTATAGCCTTCTTTTGTCTTGCTAAAGCTTCGTTTTGTTCATCTGTTTTACTACTCCAATCAGCAGTTAAACCTATAACCGCACCAATAGCTACTACTAAAGCACCAATACCCGTAGATATTATTGCTACTTTTAATATTTTTAAAGCAGTTGAAGACATACCTATAGCAAAAGATAACGCCTTTTGTGCCCCTGCTGCCGCTACGGTCGCTATCGTATTAGCCTTTGTTACTAAACCTATAGCTTTACCTTGAACTAAAGAAATCTTTTCTACTGCTACCCTTTTCGCTGTAGCTGCCATTAAAGCAGCTTCGGACATCATACGTATACCCATGGCAATCGCTATAGCAGATTGTACCTTTACTTGTATCTTTTCTAGATTTTCACTTTCAATACCTATTAACCCCATAGCACCCTGTGCCGCCATAAATCCACCCGCAATACCTTCACCCATTTTTAAGAATGCTTCGGCTTTTTGTTGAGGTTCTAAACCTTCCATTTGTTTCTCTAAGGTCTTTACTTCAGAACTAGCGTCTTGTATTGCAGAAGCTAACCGTTCAAAATCTTCACTACCTTTAGCTACTCCTTTTATTTCTTCCCGTGCATCACTTAAAGCTTGTTCTAGCTCACCCATAGTCTTTACAGACTTGGCACCACCTTTTAATAATAATTCTAATTCTAATTTTTCTGCCATTTTC